ATTGAACACGCCGATTATTACATAAATCCTGAAGATTACGGTGTTGAAGCAGACCTGCATGGAATGCCGTTTGCGAAAGATGAGGATTTGGACGGCTATACATGCCTGTACGAGTATGGAGTACAGCATAGTGCAGAGTACGTTTTTATGCGACTGATCTCAGGAGATACAAGATACGGCGGTCATACATCAGCGATCAGAGCGTGTGAGTTGATGGGGATAGATTGGAGCGAAACAGATGTATAATTTGAAACCATGCCCGTTTTGTGGAGCAATAGCTCATATGTGGGAATGGAGTGGCGGAGCGGCAATTGAGTGTAGCAAATATAATCCGTCTACACATCAAGTGCAGATAAAGCAGGAAACGAGGGGAAAAGCAGTCAAAGCATGGAACAGGAGGGCAGACGATGATAGCGATTGATATAAAAATGCCTGTAGATTGTCAATCGTGCTTTGGACGGGGCGCTATTTGGTGCAGATTTGATGATAGCGATAGGATCGTTGTTCCTGCTCTTCCTGATGAGTCGTTGGAAGGAAGACCGGATTGGTGTCCGCTGGTTGAGGTTCCCGATTATTCTGACAAAAAAGATGACTTGATAGATGCTTTAGAAAAATGCGGAATTGTATGGAGTGACAAATTTGAAAAAGTTATTACGGTAAAAGAATTAGCTTTGTTTTATGGCGAAAAATACGAAACCTTGCAAAGAAAAATAGAGAGATTTTCGAATGACTTGGTCGGAGATGTAAGAGAAATCAATAAAAGTGACGAGTTGTTTGACAGGCTAAAAAGAAATGGGGTTACAAGTAATAAAACACCAAAAATAATGGTGATTTCTCCAACTGGAGTGGCAAAGATTGCTTATTTTTCTGAAGGGGTAAAACAGCATGAAGTAAGACAGGCGTTAAGCATAATAAATCACAGATTGCACGAGGAATTGTCTGTAAAATATAGCGATATATATTTTTCAAAGGTTTATCAAAAAGAAATGAGTTATCTTATCAATAACATTTTTCATTCCCATAAAGTTGAAAATGAAAAGTACGTTGAAGGATACAGAATAGATTTTTTAATAGATGACCATATCGCAATAGAATGTGATGAATCTGTGCATGACTACTATAACCGAGATCATGAAGAATCCAGAAAAAAGCTGATGGAAACGAAAGGATATTCATTCTATAGATATGACGCAAGAAAAAAGAATATGCTTTCGTTTGTTGGTGACTTAATTGACAAAGAAATGTGCAATCCAATCGGGAAGTGTTCGGAAATTCCGAACAGCTTGGATGGAGAATATGATCCAAGACCAGACATTTATTATCTGGCAGAAAAGATCGGAATCCATCGGCTATATGCTTTAGTGGTTCAACTGCGTGGAGAACCTGAGTCCTGCATAGACACAATCGGAAGACAAGCGGCGATTGATGCGGTAAAAAGTGCTGTTATAAAGGATGAACAACAATATGCGGAAGATGCCCTTAAAGCATTACCATCCGCACAGCCAGAAACAGACTTGCAATCAACTTGCAATCAACTTGCAACTGATACCATAAGCAAAACGGTAGCGATTGATGCGCTGAAACAACAAGCAGATACAATGAGCAGATGGTCTGAACGCTATGATGATTTAATCAGCAGACAGGCGGTAAAATATCTTGACTTATTTACTAAAACTTATTGTAGGGACAAAAGTGTTGAGGATGACCTTGTTTTTCGGTGCGGGCAGTGCGATTTTGAAATGCCGGACGGAAAATGCCTAGTAAAAGTTATGGTCAGAAAACTTTACCAAGATTACAAGAATTTTGGGTGCATGGGGACTTTGTAATGGATGACACGATCAGCAGACAGGCGGCGATTGATGAGTTTGAAATCACACCTTTTAATGATTACGGAGATTATATGAGAGCGGTAGAAGTGATAAACAATTTACCATCCAGACAGCCAGAGCGGAAAAAGGGGAAATGGATTGATGGGTATAAGCGTCAGACGTGCTCTGTATGTAAGCAAAGAGGGTATCGGTCTTGGAATTTCTGCCCGAATTGCGGATGTGATATGGGAGGTAAGTAAAATTCTAATGCTATTTTTATCCACAATTGCGGCAGTAAATATTCTCATTAGTATATTGACGAGAAGAAGGTGAGAAGGATGACAAATAAAGAAGCAGTCAACTGGCTGATCAATATAACTGCTGATATAGGCAAATCCGAACATAGGGATCTGTGGCATTACGAGCAGGCGTTATCAGAAATAAAAGAAATGCTGGAGAGTAGCGAACCTGAGCAAAAGAAGAATGAGTGGATTCCGATCAGCAAAGAAACAAACCCTACAAAATCGGGATGGTATTTAGTCACCGTCCATGAGGATGCAACTATCGACAATAAGCGGTTTACTGGAATAGCTGAATTTAATGCGACAAATGGGGTGTGGTATGACATAGAAGAACCGACAGATTTGTATCTGCGGTGGATGCCATTACCTGTTCCGTGGGAGGGTAAGCAGGATGAAAATAGGAGATAGATGCTTCGTCCATGGATATGTCGATGAAATCCGCAAAGATACTATTATCATCAGAAATAAGGGCGGGTATTTTGGTACAGATCCCGGTGAGGTTATAGTGGTATATGATACGGCACATCCGAACTGGATCCCATGCAGTGATCGGTTGCCTGAGAATGATGAATATGTTCTGGCAACAACTGCATGGGGAGATGTGACAATAGCGGAACGAGTTTATCCGCCTATCAATGATACTTGTTGGTTTATCCATGATGGTAATACGAATGCAACGATTGATGATGTTATTGCATGGTCACCTTTGCCGGAACCGTATGCAGAAAGGCGCGAAGAACCATGAGAGAATTAAATGTGTTTGAAAAGATTATATGTTGGTTCAAATCTTTGTTTATCGGCAAAGAAGAGGCAAAAGAAAATAGTGACGAAATCAAAAGAGAAATGTGTAAACGAGCATTACAAAGCGGTGTATGCCCACATGATTGCGATAGATGCGCTTGGAATACTCTGAAATAAGGCAGAAAGACGAGAAGAAGGTGAGCAGTAATGACACTGGAAGAAGCGATTAAACACGCTGAAGAAGTGGCGAAAGGATCTGTAAAAGAATATTATCGTATTGCAAATTTGGAATACCATCCGAATAAAAAAGATGCTGAAAATTCATATACTAAATGCATGGAGTGTAGCAAAGAACACAGACAGCTTGCAGAATGGCTAAGGGAACTGAAAGCCTATAAAGAAAGTGACTGGATCCTATGCGTGAGCGGATGCCAGAAGAATATGAGTGGCTTGGCACACGGAAATTCGGCACGACAAAATCAGATGAAGTTTATGTGACTTTTGAGAATCCAAAAGGCGAAAGGTTTTGTCAACACTTGAGTTTTCAAAACGGCAAGTTGAACAGATATGACCAATCGTTCATAGATACTTGGTACGATGGGAGTAAGCCTATTGCATGGAAACATTTTCCTGATCCGTATGGAGGTGAACAGAATGATACAGATTGATATCCCAATGCCAGAATATTGTTACGATTGCCCTTGCCATAATGGTGAAAATGGATCCTGTCAAATTACAGGAAATTATTATTGTGACGAAATACCACGTAGCTGTCCGCTGGTAGAAGTACCGCTTACAAGTGATAGTACAAAACAGCCAGAGAGGTGAGCAGAATGATGAAATGGGAAGCTGAAGAAAAAGGATACGACTGTAATGATTGTTACTTGTCAATGCAAAACTGTCACGATATATCAATTTGCTGTGAAGATGAAACCGGGCTTTGTGACCTGTTTGAAGAGGTAGGTGAACAGGAATGAAAGGATTGTTTATACCGGGAATAACAGTCGAAATGTTCAGGAACGGCTGTCTTGAAGCAATAGAACAGCTTATGGCAGAAGGCGAAATATATGATATTGATTATGATCCAGAACTAAAAAAAGATGATTGGATTCCGTTCACATATAGGACTCCAACTGAAGAAGAAAAAGAAAATCACCCTGATTGGAATTATGTTCTTGACGGTAAGTTGCCAGAAGACGGTCAGCGGATTCTGGTAAACATCAAATACAAAGCACATGAAGCTGTTCAACTTGATGAATTTTATTACGACGGTGAAGGGTGTTATCTCGATAATGGCTATGATATCGGAACGGAAGCTACAGCGTGGATGCCATTGCCGGAACTGTATAGAGGTGAGCAGGAATGAGAGAGGATACTTTAAAAATAAACGTCGAAGCAGAAGGAATAGACGAAACAACAGAGAAAATGGAAGCGCTTGTTGATGTGATGGACGGATTTCCTCCTCAAGTCATGATCAAGAATTGCATGGATTGCGCAATTAATATTTATCCGAGTCAGACGAAGATGATTGAGCAAACGATTGAAGGTAAGCAGGAATGACAGAGATATTAATATCTCTTCGGGAAGCTATCGAAGCTATCGAATCAGTTCCTGAAGGTAACTGGAAACCGTCAAGATACATAAAGGAACTCGAAAAACTTGATCCTGTACAGCCTGAGATTGTTCTGTGTAAAGACTGTGAGAAATTCCTTTATGTAGAAGGTGAACTAGTGGGAGACAAATTGAAACCATTTTTTAAATGCATGAGAAATCATGATAGAGTCTATCCTGACGACTTTTGCAGTCATGGATTGAGGAAGGAAGAATGATCGTATTTGAATTAACAATGCCAAATGTGGGGTCTTGGAATGGTAAATGGACAGGAGCAGACAGGCTGTACGTTAGGACACGAAAAGAACGTGAAGTTCCGAAAGATTATTGGAATAAATCGTTTTTTTACAGGTGGGACGATGGTTGGACGGCTTGTGTTACCACCACAAAAATGCTGGCAACGGAAGCAAGAAAACTAGAAAGAAAGTCAAACGGGTTTAGTGGATACGACTGGATGATTGATAGCATCATTAAACATGGAGCCATCAAGTGGACGAGGGAGGAATAAGTGATTCTAAAATCAATCGTTTGTCTTTTCAAAGGACATGACATCAATCCGGAAGAAAGCATCGTGACGTCAATGACAGATAAGCGAAACTGGCTGTGTAAGTGTCATAGGTGTGGATTGTACGAACTGCATGATGGAGCAATATCAAATACGTCTGTTACCTTAACCAGAAGAGGGGCGAAGGAAACAAAGAGGTATCTGGAAGCGGAAATAGCGGAAATTAACAGAATCGTAAGCAATATGAGAAAGGATTAACGCTATCCCTGTGAAACAGGGTTGCAGTCAGATGAAAACAGACTGCGTAAAGGTTTGAGTTTTGATGCAAGGCATAGTCTGAGGATTTACCACATACACAGATAGTGTAGTGTGGTGCGTGAAAATATCTTGGTTCTCAACTGGGATTAGTAGTTTTGTAGCTTGTTATTTGGCGGAGGGGATTGATGAGGTTATATACATCCATGTAGAAAATCAACATCCGGACAGTTTGAGGTTTTTACATGATTGCGAAAAACTGCTTGGTAGACAGATCACAGTCATGAAATCATCAATGTACAAGGATGTTGACGATGTTATAGAAAGAAAAAGGTTTGTAAATGGCCCGTTCGGAGCGGCTTGCACAAAAGCTTTAAAACGGGATGTAAGAAAAGAATGGGAATTGACACATCTCGGAATGCATACCTATGTATGGGGATTTGATGTAAACGAAAAAAGCAGGGCAGAAAGAGTGGTGGAATCCATGACACGTTACAAACATGAATTTCCGTTGATTGATAATCAATTAACAAAACAGGATGCTCATGGATTGGCCAAAAAGCTTGGATTAAAAAGGCCAGTCATGTATGACATGGGATATAGCAATAATAATTGCATAGGGTGCGTAAAAGGCGGAATGGGTTATTGGAACAAAATTAGAGTGGATTTTCCTGAAGTGTTCGAGAGAAGGGCAAAACAAGAACGAATGATTGGACATTCGTGCATAAAGGGTGTCTATCTTGATGAACTTGATCCGAGTCGTGGGCGCATGGAAAAAGAAGTAATGGAAGATTGTTCAATTTTGTGTCAAATTGCATATGAGAGAGGATAAGTAATGGCGAAAGAACTTAGCAAAACAGAACTGGAAATGAGAGCTGAAAGACAGGCAATTAAAGAGCAGATGGAAGTTGCAGGAATGGAAGAAAAAGAGCTTGCAAAGAAGGAAAAGGCTGAAGCGAAAAAGACGGAAGGGAAATACGGGAAAAGAGTCCACATTAATCCTGCATCGCTCCATATGAGATGTGAATTTATTGAGCCTGTACTCGGATCGAATCCAGGTTCAAATCAAGTAGCTACGGATTACGTGAGTAAGTTAGCTCCTGATGCAAAAAGCAGAAAAGAAGAGGTAGAGCTTTATGGCGAAGAAGATGTTGAAGACACATTAACGACGAAATTCTATCAGGAAGAAATAGACGGCCGCAAACATTATTACCTGCTGACGTATCAGGTTGAAGGATTCATGAAAGCGGCGGCGGAAGCGTTAAAGAGGGCTGGGCTGACGAATATCGTTGCTTTTAAAAAGACTTTAAACCAGACGGTATTTGTATCAGGGAGAGATTCAGTTAGCCCGATAGAAAGGAAAATTGAAATTCATCGCCCGGCAAAAACAGGGATCAGAACAAATCAGAGGTCTTTGAAGGCAAGCACACCGAAAGGTGATCGGACAGCACTAGCGTCATCTGAAGAAATCGCTAAGGGTGCTACTTTTGAGATATGGGTGTTTATCCTTGATAAAAGAGTCACAGATTTTGTCCTGTCCCTTATGGAGTATGGTGAACTGTCCGGAATTGGACAGTGGAGAAATGCCGGATATGGGCGTTTCCGTACTGAAGTTGAAATTGATGGAGAATGGAAGTACATCAGAGACGTTGGTCATGTAGCTCTGTAAGGGTGTCGTCAAGTAGTGGTTTGTGTGGTAATGGCAAAGTCAGGAGCGACATGGTAATGCAGTGTTTAGTAGAGGGAAAGCAAGTTCCTGCGCCGTAATGGCTATGAAATACAACGCAAAGGCGATGCATTGTTTGGTGACGGTAGCGCACAGAAAAGCAGAGGCAGTGCAATTAATTGCTATGCTTTGGTTTAGTTCAGAATGGTATCAAAACGAGGAGAAAAGAAATGCAAAGTTATCGCAATGGCAAAGAGAAGTGAGGCAAAGGCTATGAGAAGAGAGGCGATGTGCCATTAGTATCGCATAGGCGGAGCAACGATGAGTTATGTATCGCATGGGTATAGCAAAGATAGGTATTTCACATCGGAGTAGCAAAAGTAACGGTTTTGCTTTGTTTCGTGGAATGACGCCTGACACAGTAAAGTAAAGGTTAGGATTAGCAGTGTATGGCAACGGTATCGAGATGAATCGTCACGTTTTATGACGCCATGTGAAGGCGAAGTGAGAAATAGCTCCGCAAAGGTATCGCAGGTCAGGGTGAAGTATGGAAAAGTAAAGAAAGGCCATGGTGCAGTATGGTGGGGCGAAGGTAATGACTGGTAAAGTCACGTAAAGGCGTAGATGAGAGAAGCAGAATGCTGAGAAACGACGAAAGCGAAGATGGCGTTTTGTAGCACATTGCAAAGGTAATGCAAGTACTGGCGGTGCATTGAGTAGTCAGATGAAGTAACATCAAGCAAAGGAAAGGTTGGCATAGTAAGGGTATAGTACCGATTAGTGGTGTATAGCATCGGTGAAGCATAGCTATTTTTGGTTGAGCAAAGGCGAAGCGTGGCGCATTGATGTAGTGCGAAGTTAAGAAAAGCATCGGTGAGTTTGTGTACAGTGCGTGATGGCAAGGAGTGGTTTAGTACAGCGGTGGTGGAGCAAGGTTGCGTATAGTCTTGCTCCCCAGAAAGGGGAATGAAATGAAAGTCAAACTTTTAAAAGGTGCATTTGCTCCTTCAAGAGCACATGAAAGAGATGCTGGTATTGATCTTAGAGCCATGAGAGGACAGCGGATTATGCCACATAGTTCGGCTGTATTCGATACAGGTGTGTGTATAGAATTGCCACCGAATACCTGTGGTGAGATATGGTCAAGATCAGGATTACACATCAATCATGACATAACAACAACGGGATTGATTGACGAAAATTATAGAGGTGAAATTCGTGTGAAGCTCACGAATCACGGGGCTGATAGTTACCTTGTAGCGGCTGGAGATAAGATCGCACAGCTGAAAGTGACACCGGTTATTTATGAACCTTTAGAGTTTGTGGAAGAGCTGGATATGAATACTGACAGAGGAGAAGACGGATTCGGTAGTACTGGCAGATAAGAGGCGAAAAATGAGAGTGATGACAGAAAAAGAACTGACCGAGATTGTTTTTATGCTATCTCAGGTTGGAATCATATTGATGGACAGCAAGCAGGCGATGCATCCGAGGGTTAATCAGGAGCTGACGGCAAGGGTTCTGGATCTCCTTGTAAAAGTTGGCGGTGATGACGCTGTAGGAAAGCACTATCGTAACAGCATAAAGCACAGGATCAGGAGGAGCAGATGCACAGAGAAACGATCTTAGACGAGGCAAAAAAAACGATAACTGAGGTGAAAGTTGATCAGTATGGACTGCCAGAAAACAATTTCCAGAAGATTGCGGATATGTGGAATGCGTATCTGAACAGCTATTCGGGAGCTTCTGAGAGCCGTGAATTGAGCGCAAAAGATGTCGCCAATATGATGGTTCTCCTGAAGATTGCAAGGGCGCAGAACGGAGATAAAGCTGATACCTATGTAGATATGATTGGATATGCCGCTATCGCCTACGAATTGATGGTGAAGGAAAAACCGGATTTGCAGATCGGAAAGAAGGGATTGAAGCCTGAAGACGTGACATACACTCTCACATCAGATGTTCAGCCAGATGAGATAGAAAGAATTTACAATACATTAAAAAAGTTCAATAACTGGTATTAATTGTAAAGTTATGATATAATAGTAAATGGAGTTCGGTGTCTTCCAATTTGGACTCTCCTCGCATAGGGGCATGGGGAGTAAGACCTCATGCCCTTGTGAATAGACATCTCAGACGCCGAAAGGCGTCTTTTTTGATTTAGAAAGGATTGTATATAGATACGAAAACGGGATTGAGTGCACCTTGGGAAATTTACTACAGTGAAATAGAAGCACTGTTTCATCTCTGCATGGAAGATATAGACTGAATAGGGACAAAAATGATAGACATTGTAAATATTTGTGGGATACCGTATAAAGTTGAATTGCAGACAACACACTTCGAAGCAGATGCCCGGCATTTCGGGGAAATTGACTATAAACGGGGAGTGATTACGATTGCAGATGATATGTCCGAAGAAATCACGAAAGAAACCTTATATCATGAAATCATTCATGGAATGCTGGTGCATATCGGTAGAAGTGATTTGACGATGGATGAGCAACTGGTTCAGGCTTTGGGAAATGCAATTTACCAGACGTTTGAAATCAAAAGCAATTGTACGGTAGATAGCGAGTTGGGATTCTGATAAATGGAAATTATAGAACGCAATATAGAAGAACTGATTCCATACGAAAACAACCCACGGAACAACGATGCGGCTGTTGAGTATGTTGCGAACAGCATTAAAGAATTCGGTTTTAAAAATCCGATTATTATAGATAGGGATAATGTCATTGTAGCTGGACATACGAGGTTAAAAGCGGCGGAAAAACTCGGAATAGTGAAGGTGCCGACAATTATGGCCGATGATTTAACAGATGAGCAGGTTCAGGCGTTTCGTCTGGCTGATAATAAGGTTTCCGAATTTTCAGGATGGAATTTTAGTTTTCTTGAACAAGAACTTAACGAATTAGAATCCATATTCGATATGGAAGATTTTGGGTTTAATGATCCAGACTACACAGAAGATGATTTGGGGGATTTGTTTGAAGAATCCGAAGAAAAAGAAAAAGAACCGAAAATGATACAATGCCCGCACTGCGGAGAATACTTTACACCATGAAAATATTTCTTGCGGGAGAAAACGGGAAAAAGAAAATCATTCCTGCTGTTGCAGGGGGGACAGAATTTTTATTAAGGTATTTAAAAATGAGAATATATCTTGCGGGGGGGTATCGGGAAATCTAAAACCTGCTTGGAAACAAATGGTACAAGTGGAGATTTCCACTAATGGCTTCATGAAAGGATTAGAAGATGCAAATTTTTGGCGGGGGGGGAGTCAAGACATTGGTTACACGATGGATTAACTTCGCCTGTGAAAGAAAATGAAAATATATCTAGCCGGTGTAGCTCCGTGGAGAAGCGAGGGGGGTTACGATAAAACCATTATGGAGCATAAGCCCTTCATATTAGAAAGCTTCTACTACACCGATGCGGACACGGAAAGATTACTCCCCTATTTTGGAGATTTTATGCTTGATAGTGGGGCGTTTACTTTTATGGAGAATACAAAAATAAAAATCCAATGGGATGATTATCTTGAAAAATATGCCCACTTCATAAAGAAAAATAAAATAAAAAAGTTCTTTGAATTGGATATAGATACTGTAGTTGGATATGAAAAAGTAAAAGAATACAGAAAGAAACTTGAAAGATTGACAGGATTGCAACCAATACCCGTATGGCACATCAAAAGAGGAATTGAAGAATTTAAATTACATTGTGATGAATATCCTTATGTGGCACTTGGAGGCATTGTAAGCAAAGAATGGAGTAAATCCGCAGAACAAAAGATGCCGTGGTTCATTAAAGAGGCTCACAGAAGGGATTCAAAGATTCATGGCCTTGGATATACGAAAATCGACAATCTAAAAAAGTATCATTTCGATAGCGTTGATTCGACAGCATGGACGACCGGGAACAGGTTCGGGTTCGTATACCAATTTAAAGACGGGAAGATGATAAAACATGACGTGCCAAAAGGAAAAAGATTGAAAGATAGCAGAAAGGTGGCACTCATAAATTATATAGAGTGGATAAAATTCCAAAAATGGGCTGAGGTAAAACTATGAAAGCATTAGTGTTATTGAGCGGTGGAATAGATAGTTCAACGTGTCTTGCAAAGGCTGTTGAGCAATATGGCTCTGCTGAAGTTTTGGCATTGACAACATATTACGGACAAAGACACAAAAAAGAAATCGAGTCAGCAAGGAAGATAGCTGAATACTATAGCGTTAAGCATAAAGAACTGGATCTGTCTGTCGTTTTTGACGGGTTGAAAAATCCGCTAATGGAAAAGTCTGACAAAGAGGTTCCGGATGGCAGGTACGCAGAACAACTCGAAAAAGTGAATGGCGATCCAGTAAGTACTTATATACCATTTAGAAATGGAATGTTTCTGTGCGTGGCGGCGGTTATCGGCATGCTTAATGGTTGTAAAAAACTGTATTATGGCGCACATGCTGACGATGCTGCAGGAAACGCATACCCTGATTGCAGTACTGATTTTAATAAAGCGATAAACGACGCCGTCTATATCGGAAGCGGAAAAAAAATTTCCGTCGAGGCTCCTTTTATTAATATGAACAAAGCAGAAGTGGTAAAAGAAGGTCTTATGCTCGGAGTTCCGTACGAACTGACGTGGAGTTGTTACAAAGGCGAAGACGAGCCGTGCAGGAAGTGTGCTACCTGTATAGATAGAGAAGAAGCGTTTGAGAAAAACGGAATTATTGATCCGCTCCTGAGGTAAGACGATGTACAGAGTAAAAAAAAGAATTGAAATAAGTGCCGCTCATAAGTTGAAACTTAATTATGAAAGTAAATGTGAAAATCTGCATGGACATAATTGGATTATTGATATTTTTTGCGAGTCAGAAGAGCTTAATGTAAATGGAATGGTTTACGATTTTACACACATTAAAGAAAAAGTAATGAACAGACTCGATCACAGATGTATCAATGATATTATAGCGGGAAATCCAACAGCAGAAAACATAGCAAGGTGGATTTGTGACGTAATAGGAGAAAAATGCACGAAAGTAATTGTGCAGGAATCAGAGGGTAATGTTGCAGAGTATGAGCGTTAAGATAAACGAGATATTTTATTCAATAGATGGCGAGGGGAAAAGAGCTGGATGTCCAGCTGTCTTTATAAGACTATCGGGATGCAACCTAAGATGCAATTATTGCGACACAAAATATGCTTTCTGGGAAGGGGAGAACAAAAGTATCGAATCCATAATCGAGGAAACACAACAATATAGATGCAACAACGTGACCGTTACCGGGGGAGAACCGTTAATTCAACCTCACACCA